ACTACATAAGATTACACACGTACACGCGCCCCCCGCCCCCGCGGAAATAGTGGGATTGACATTTGCAAGCCTCGGGAATCCATAGGCAAACAAGCGGGCAGGTACGCCTACGGGCAAGCGTGTGTATACGTGCGGGTACACACAGGCGTACACAGGCACACATACGCACACGATACGCACACACAGGCACACCTACGCGCCTTACGCGCACAGACGCGCACACAGGCATTGCAAAAAACTTTTACGGCTCAATCCCTTGCTATCACTGGGATACAGCGGTTTATGCAAAAAAATATGAAAAAAAATTCAAAAAGTTGTTGACAGTGGTTTGATGGGTCAGTATAGTGGCAACCAATCGCTAGGAACAACGGCTGATTTGGGAGAAATACTTAGTGTCTACACCGCGCCATAGGAGTGGTAGTTAGATAGACACCGAAAATCTACCGCCTAGCGACCTCGGATATAGCGTCAGGGTTTCGACCTGTAGAGATTTATTCTGTATGCCTATGGCTTAGAATACATCGAAGACATACTAGCCGAGCGAATAACCAAACGGGTTAATATGGGTTATCTGCTTGCGGTGATGGTGCTTCGGCACTGGTGTTAAACAACGGCTACCAACCACTCAACATATCGACTTGTAAGGTTGTTCACCATAGGCAATCGCTGGTTGTTTATGGTGAATAACTTTAATGGTGATTTTATGAAACATTACAAACATAGCTATACAGAATTGGCTAAGATTGGTCGCAGGTACTACGGTGACTCTAATTTCTGCTCAGTGTTAGCGGTTGCGGTTGTCGCAGATATTTCATACGGCAAGGCGTTTCCACGCTTACAAACGCGAGGGCAGACGTACTCGCACAGGTACTCGACAAATGATGCAACATCAGGTCTTAAATCAGTTTAAACTTGAAATCAGAACGCGATTACGACAAGACAGGCTATTTACTCAGGCAAGACACTAAACAACGTCTTAACGGCTTGCAAGCGTTGGTCTGGTAGATATCTGGTATACGTTCGAGGTCATGTGCTTGGCAGTGCGCGATGGTATATGCGAGGACTGGACTGCTGAGGGTTCAAGACGTAGAGTGATTGCAATATACAAGGTGAGTTAATATATCAAGCCCCTTGAGGTGAGGGGGTTTTATTATACTAATTTAACTTTATGAGGTGATAAAAATGTTTGAGATTAAATTTGATACTATGAAGCTGATTCTTGAGGAGGATATTAAAACAGAGACAGCTAAATTAGCCCTTGAAATGGATTACTTAGTAACTGGCGATATTCAGACCTTTAAGGAAGCCAAAGAGCAACACCAGATTTTGAAAGGCATTAAGCTTTTTTACGATAAAACTTTTACTGCGATGGATAAACACCATCTTGAATCGTTGGTATATGACCACCCAGACTACAAACCACTGGCTAAGAAATACAGCGAAATCTGGAATCAACTTTTTGAAATGTCAGACGACTACTTTAACGAGTGGAATGAGTTGCAGTATAGATACAACTACAACGAAGAAGAGATGCTTGGATTTGTCATAGGTTAAAATGAAGCTATCAATAACCTTGAATACTCTAAACAAGTTAAAAAGGTAGCATAGTTAATTTATCGCGCCTATTGGCTAACAGTAGGCGTTATTAAATTAATTAAACTTTTATAGGTGATAACATGAAAACAGACTACGAAATTGAAAAAGAAAACTTTGAAAAGCAAAGAGACCTTGAGTTAAAACAGGGCAGGGAAAAAATGACATTCTCCCTACGGGGCAACAATCGAGACTTCTACGCGTGGCAGTGTGTCAAGTTTGAAAATAGCCTAGCGCACTACGGCTTTGACCATGTAGCAACGAGGGAGCGTATACTTGAAGAAGGTTTAGTCTTCAATAAGCACAGTATCACGCTTGGGCATCAGTACGGTTATGACCTCAAGAACTTCAACAGTAAGGAGGAGATGCTTGGGTTTGTCATAGGCTACAACGAAGCCATCAACAACCTTGAGCATGACAACCGAATCAAAAGCGCACAATAGGTAGTAAGCACCACAGAACGCCCTGTGTTCCCTTGTAGGGCGTTTTCTAGTGTTTATTAGTAGGTATGTATAGGTTAGCCGTAAAATGGCTTAAAACGGCTTAGAATTAATTTAAAATAAAATGGAATAAAATTCCGTTTCAATTGTTTACTAGGGTACAATCAATAAATTAATGGTGAATAAACAGTGAATATTAAAACAGTGCAAAAGTGGTTGGGTAAACGTAGACTGGATAAAGTAGAGAATATATTTGTCTCCGAGTGGATTGATGGCATAGGGATTGAGATATTCCTTAAAGAGGGTTATATAGTCGGGAGCGGTCATAACAACACTGTCATTGATTACGTCAAGCAGGACTATGATACTTGGCAGGATATTAAAAGTAATATATTATATGAATTTAACTTGATAGAAGAGGTGTAACATGAATTATTCAGCGGAAAGATATTTAGCACTAAAACAGTTTGAACGGGAGCAACAACGCGATAAGATACGCGCGCTATTGTGGAATGTATCCGTTGGCGGGTTGTATGCTATGGTAGTGATTCAAGTATTTACAGGGGTTATATCATGAAATATAAAGTAGGTTTCCATTACGTAGAAAATGCCACTATAGAAGTAGAGGCAAATAGTAAAGAGGAGGCGCAACTGTTGGTGCTAGATATGCTAGATGATGAGGGCGTGCCTGATGATGCTGACCCGATACAGCGCGAGTGGTCGGTGGATATAATAGAGGAGGTGCTATAATGTTATATACAATATGGGTTGGTGGTGTAGAGGTAACAGCGCACCTAACGAATAGAGAGGAAGCCTATAGGATAGCTAGTAACTGGCGGAATGACGGCTATACTGACGTAATAGTAGAGAGGTATAAGCCCTATGCATAACGTTCTTAGATTGTGGCGTATATGGGCTAAGGCACTTGGTGAGAAGTCAGGTGCTAGTGACCGCGAGGCTGATTACATTGCCATTGTGCGTAGTGTAATTGTAGGGTTGAATTTTATTACCTGTTTGTTTATAATTGCAGGTGTCATTCATAATTGGTAAAGAGAGGCTAAGACAATGAGTAAAGACTATCAGGAACAAGCGCATCTTGAAGATGTAGCAGACAAACAGTACAATATGCAACAGTACTGGCAAGAGTTAACAGACTATGAGCGCGGAGAGTATGACGCGTTAAATGGATACAACTGTGACCCCGAAGAAAGCGACCAGTACAAACAAGGTTTCGCTCAGGGTTACGAATACGCACAACAAATGGGAGCAAATAGTAATGAGTAGATATGATGATTGTGGGAGTTACGATTACAGTGATTACTGTGAGGGCAAGGGGTACTACGAGAGTTACGTAGAGAAACCTTTTGACGAAGACGAGGCATCACTAAGACGAATTGAAGCAAGAGAGGAGGCAGAGAGAGAAGCAAAGCTATACCCGCCAATAGGCAAGCATGAGATGCAGAAAATAATACAGGAAGTTAAAACAAGACTAGGAGCAAAAAGTAATGATTAATGCAAGTATATTTAACAAACTATTAACAGTGGAACTAAGGAATGGCGTAGGTATAGACTTGGAGTTTGTAGACTCAAGACCAGTATGGACTTACAACCACTTAACGGAGGAACACAGCACGATGCCCTTTGAGGGTGTCGTAGTGTTACTGCCATTCCTAGTGATAACCTATGGAAGACCATACAAGGAAATTGAAGATGAGTAGATGCAAAGCCTGTGACGTTATACTGACCGAGGCTGAACTTAGGAAGCGTGATAGAGTGACAGACGAACACCTAGATTTATGTGCAGTTTGTCATTCAGCTTCAGACGAAGCGATAGAAGAGAACTGGGCAACAGCAGAGGAGAGAGAAATAATTAGGAGTAATAATTAGCTTATGGGTAATGGGGGACGTTTCTCTAGTATTCCTACATTACCAGTACCTAATTCAAATTGACTATATAGGAGTTGCAATCGGTAAACAAACATGATATACTATACATATGTACTTTAGTTTATAACCTTTAAAGATATATTCTAAAGTATACTTAAGTAATCTTTAATTAATAACACAAAGGTAAATTACTATGGCAGTACTAGAAGGTAACGTAGCGTTCGCAAACCTTGACGAACACGAAGAATATCAGGGTCAATCAACTGGTAAGTATTCACTGGTCTTATCCTTAGAACCAGAAGATGCAGATAAACTAGCCAGTAAGGGTGTCAAACTCCGAGAGTACGAAGGTACAGCACAACGTAAGTTTAGTACCAAGTACGAAGTACCGATGTTTGATGCAGATGGTAAGGACTTTGTAGGTCGCTTGACCAGAGGCTCTAAGGTACGAGTCAAGTACGCAGAGGGTAAACCTCACCCAGTACACGGCACGTCAACGTATCTATCAGCCATCAAGGTGATTGAACTCGCAGAAGCTACCGAAGGAGGTGGTGACTTCTAATGACTGACTCGCATTTTGTTAAACATGAGCCATGCCCTTCGTGTGGCTCTAAGAACAATCTCGCGAGGTACTCCGATGGTCATGCCGTCTGTTTTACAGGCGGTTGTGACCACTACGAGAGAGGCAACGGAGAGGTTGTAGAAAGTAAACCCAAAGCAAATAGGCGATTAGAGATGACAGGAGTAGTAGCATCAATACCCGATAGACGTATCTCAGAGGCAACGTGCAAGAAGTTTGGCGTTACAGTTGAGTACGATACAGAGGGTCAGATAAGCAAGCATCACTACCCATACTTTGACAAGGACACAGGCGCGCAGACAGGGAACAAGTCACGCATAGTAAGCAGTAAATCATTCTATGCAAGCGGTACGTTCGACAACGTGGGTCTGTTTGGTCAGCAAGCGTTTAAAGGTGGTGGTAAATACATAACAGTAGTAGAGGGAGAAGCTGATGCCCTAGCGGTGTCAGAGAATGTTTGATGGTAAGTGGGCTGTAGTGTCAATACGCTCAGGAGCATCAGGCGCAGTGAAGGACATCAAGCAGAACTTGGAGTGGCTTGAATCATTCGAGAACGTAGTCATCTGTTTCGACAGTGACAATGCGGGTCAGGAAGCATCTCGTGCGGTGTTAGATTTATTTACACCCAACAAAGCGAAGAACGTAAAGTTACCTGTCAAGGATGCAGGTGAAATGCTGAAGGAACGCAACGTGCAAGGGTTCATCAGGGAGTGGTGGAACGCTAAGACGTATCAACCAGATGGTATCATCGCAGGACTAGATACTTGGGATTCAATCGTAGCACAGGAGGACGTTAAGTCCATTCCGTATCCTTGGACTTGCTTGAATGAGATGACCTATGGTTTCAGGGAGAAGGAACTAGTAACGATAACCAGTGGTTCTGGTATGGGTAAGTCACAGATTGTCAGAGAGTTGGAGCACTACTTACTAGGCGCAACAGATGACAACATTGGCATACTCGCATTGGAAGAAGACATACCTAAGACTGCTCTAGGGATTATGAGCATCGAGGCAAACCAGACTCTACATCTGAGCCGAGAGTTTAGCAGGGAAGACAAAAAGGTATTCTGGGACAACACGTTAGGTACAGGACGTATCTATATGTTCGACCACTGGGGTTCTACCAATGAGGATAACTTACTAAGTCGCATTAGGTATATGGCGAAAGGTCTTGATTGTAAATGGATTATTCTCGACCACTTGAGTATTGTTGTGTCAGACCAAGAGAATGGTGATGAACGTAAAGCCATTGACAGTATCATGACTAAGCTACGACAGTTGGTTCAGGAGACAGGTGTTGGTTTATTCTTGGTGTCACACCTACGTAGACCATCAGGGAAGGCACATGAAGATGGTGGACAGATTAGCTTGGCTGAGTTACGAGGTTCAGCGGCAATCGCACAGCTATCGGACATGGTGATTGGTTTAGAACGTGACCAACAGAACCCAGATGCACAGGTAAGGAATACCAACTACAGTACGGATACTTAAGAACCGATACGCAGGACTTACGGGGGCGGCTTGCTACCTCTACTATGACAAAGATACTGGGCGTATGATTGAAACAACTTGTCCAGTTAACGATGATAATCAGGAGTTCTAAGTGAAGCAGGTAGTATTTGATATAGAAGCTAACGGACTAAAGCCTACAAAGGTTTGGGTAATCGTTGCTTGTGACCTATCAAGCCAAGAGACAGTTACGTTCTCAGGTGATACGTTGCAGGACTTCAATGCTTATATCAAAGATGCTGAGGTCATTGGTCACAACATCATTGGCTATGACGTACCAGTTCTTGAACGATTGTTAGGGTACAGACTTTAGTAGTTGTAAGATTACAGATACATTAGTATTGTCACGACTCACTGACCCATCAAGGGAAGGTGGTCATTCATTGGACAGTTGGGGACAGCGTTTAGGTTTCCCGAAAGGAGAACATAATGATTGGGACACATTTTCTCAGGATATGGTGGACTACTGTAAGCAAGATGTGCTTGTTAATGTCAAAGTGTACAACGCACTACGAGGTGTATTGGCAGGTTTCGGAAGCGAAAGCATTAGCCTTGAGCATCAAGTACAAAGCATTATTACAAAGCAGACAGAAAACGGTTGGTTGTTAGACCAAGAACACGCTTTCCTATTGCTTGCACAACTTAAGGAAAAGAAGTACGACCTTGAAGATAAGGTACATGAAACATTTAAACCGTTACCTACATTCGTTAAGGAGATAACACCTAAGTACAAGAAGGACGGCACGATGTCCGTAGTTGGTCTTAAGTTTCTAGGAGACCAGTGGGAGAACTATACAGCACCTTTCAGCCGTATTGATTACCCTGCGTTTAACTTAGGTTCACGTCAGCAGATAGGCAGATACTTGCAGTTCTTTGGTTGGAAGCCAGAGAAGTTTACAGAGAAGGGACACGTTATTGTAGACGAAGCTATACTGTCTAAGGTCACTGGTATACCCGAAGCTAATATGATTGCTGAATACCTAATGGTTCAGAAGCGTATCGCACAGGTACAGAGTTGGCTAGATGCTGTCGAAGATGATGGACGAGTGCATGGCTATGTAAATGCTAACGGTGCTGTAACGGGACGTATGACACACTCTAGTCCCAATGTAGCACAAGTGCCTAGCTCAGGCGCACCCTACGGCAAGGACTGTAGAGCCTGTTGGACAGTACCCAAAGGCTACAAGGTTGTCGGTATGGACGCATCAGGGCTTGAGCTACGTATGCTTGCACATTATATGAACGATGAGGGATATACAAATGAAATACTCACTGGAGACATTCATACAGCAAACCAACTTGCTAGTGGTGTTGACACAAGAAGTCAAGCAAAGACTTTCATATATGCGTTCTTGTATGGAGCAGGGGACGCAAAAATCGGAAGTATCGTTGGAGGAACTGCTGTTGATGGTAGAAGACTTAAGGCGAAGTTCCTCTCAAACACGCCATCTCTTAAAGACTTACGAGAAAGAGTTAGCGTGGCATCTGGAAGAGGTTATGTTCACGGACTGGACAGGCGCAGAGTCGCTGTACGCTCAGAACACTCAGCACTAAACACTTTGCTACAATCGGCAGGGGCTATCGTTATGAAGAAGGCGTTATGTTTGCTAGACGAATACGCTAGTGCTTGGAATATTGACTACAAATTTATAGGTAATATACATGATGAAATTCAAACAGAAGTTAAGGAACATGAAGCAGAGGTTTTTGGCAGACTTGCAGTGTCTTGTATCGAAGCCGCGGGCATTCATTACAAACTTAATTGTCCTCTTGCAGGAGAGTATCAAGTCGGTGACAACTGGTCGGAAACCCACTAAGCGTTGTATATCTTGTGGTGTCAAACTTAAGGAAGGTGTGAACTGGTGGAAATCCTTTGTAGGTAAGAACCACTATAAATGTATGCTGTTACGCGATACGAAGAGAAGAGAACAAACGAAAAAAACTACAGAGAGAAGGTAAATAATATGAAGCCTTGTAAAGCAGATAGGAAGAAGTTTGACCTCGACTTGCAGTACGGAGAAGTCCGAGAGGATAAGGTAGCTGAGATGCTACAGGACAAGAAGATTGAGGTTAAGTCAGAGAAGGACTTATGGCAGAAGACAGGTAACATCTGCATTGAGTATGAGTCTTGGGGCAAGCCGTCAGGCATTGAGGCTACCGAGTCAGACTACTGGTTTCATAACCTTTGCATCGGTGATGATGAATACTGTACACTAGTGTTCAAGACACCTGTACTAAAGAAGATTGTTAATAAGTTAGATACGTTCAGGAGTGTATCAGGGGGAGACCATAACGCAAGCCGTATGCACTTGGTCAATCTTAAAAAGTTATTCTCAAGCGATGTCATTAAGGCATTCAAGGATATAGACGATGAGTAAAACAATACACACATTAGTAGATGACATATACCGATTGATGGAGACAAAAGAGGCAGAGGAATCCGTAGACGTAGAGGCTGAGATTGAACTGTTCGGTGAGAACATGAAGGCTCTAATGCGCACAGAGTTTGGACGTAAGCGTACAACGGATAGAAGAACATTGCGCCTGTCAAACATTGGTCGTGACGATAGGGTCTTATGGAATGTTGTTAATGGTACTGAGAAGGAAGAGATTAAACCTGCTACCTACATTAAGTTTATGTATGGTCACTTGATTGAAGAGATGCTGTTGTTTATGACACGCATGGCAGGACACGAAGTATCAGACGAGCAACGTGTATGTGAAGTAGAGGGTATCAAGGGACACATGGACTGTAAGATTGATGGTCTTGTTGTGGACGTTAAGTCAGCCAGTTCCTTTGGGTTCAAGAAGTTTAAGGACGGTACACTAGCTATGGACGATGCCTTTGGTTATGTTGACCAGATTAAAGCCTACGCCCATGCCTGTGGTGAGACTGAGTTCGGTTGGTTAGCTATGGACAAAGCCAATGGACATCTCGCGGTACTTAAGTACGACCTAGAGGATACCCAAGCCCCTATACACGAACACATCAAGGGAGACATCAGGGAGCGTATTAAGCACGTTAAGGAGATGGTTAAGGGAGATGAGCCCACTGAGTTATGTACCGAGACAGTACCAGATGGTAAGTCAGGTAACAAGAAGTTAGGCATCAAGTGTTCCTACTGTCAGTACAAGAAGCATTGCTATCCAGACCTAAGAGCCTTTGCCTATTCGTATGGTCCGAAGTTCCTAAGTGAGGTAGTCAACGAGCCTAGAGTACAGGAGATTAACCTTGAGCAAATATAAGCCTAGAAAGACTAGCGGTAAGTTTAGGTCAGCACTAGAGAAGGAGTTTTCAAAGGAGGTTAAACGTAAAGGGTTTGACTACGAGCCATACGGTATGCCTTACACAGTGTTCAGAACTTATATGCCAGACTTTGTACATGAACCAAGTAAAACAGTAGTAGAAGTAAAAGGTTTCTTTCGTGTAGGTGACACCTTGAAATATAAGTCAATTCGTGATACAATATCAGTAGATGGTTACGAATTAGTATTCCTACTATCGAATGAACATAAGAAGGTACGGAAGGGCGGTAAGATTACAATGGGTCAGTGGTGTGAGAAGGAAGGTATGAAACACTACACCCTAAGTACCGCACAAGAACTTGTCAAATACGTTGAAGGGAAAGAATAATGTCACATACATTAGAGGAACTCAAGGAAGCAGTAGCAAGGGACTACGATGCGGTACTGGTTGTCGAAGCATTGGACATCTCAGTTGAGGACTTGCTAGAGGCTTTCGAGGATAGATTAATTAGGAACAGAGACTTATTTACGGAGGATGATTATGAGCATTGATGACGATATTAAAGAAAGAGATATGTACGACAACAATCCTGATTCACCTCATTATGGTGAGATAATAGGAATGGCTGATATTGTAGCTGAGATTGAGGCATTGAGAAAGAAAGCTGATAAGGCGAGAAAAAGAAAGCTATTTAGGAGTTTAAACAATGAGCATTGATGACGCAACACCCGCTGACTGGGATGCACTACGACAGAAGCACCCTGCTTTGATTAAGAAGTATGAAGACTTCGTGACCAAGAATGAAGATGTGGTCAACAGTCCTCAGCACTATAACTACGGTAAGATAGAATGTATTGAAGCTATTGAAGAGTCTATGACACCAGACGCATTCAAGGGTTATCTCAAGGGCAATACTATGAAGTACCTGTGGCGTTATGAACGCAAGGGCAAAGCAGTAGAGGACTTAGAGAAAGCCCAGTGGTACTTGAATAGACTGATAGAGGAGGCTAAGTAATGCAGGGACAGACACACGGAGGCAAGGGGTCAGGACAACGACCCACTGACTCCAAGAAGTATGCAGATAATTACGATGCCATCTTCGGTAAAGACAAACAGAAAACTAAAGACAAAAAGAAGGAAGTTAAAAAATGAATCAATACCAACAGTTTATACACAAGTCCCGCTACGCACGTTGGCTACCAGAGGAAGGCAGACGAGAGCGTTGGGATGAGACAGTCAATAGATACGTAGACTTCTGGAAGGAACGTGGTCAGATAAACGATAAGACAGCACTACAGTTATTTAACGCTATCCATAACCTAGACGTAATGCCTAGTATGCGTTGTATGATGACAGCAGGGGAAGCACTGGACAAGGACAACGTAGCGGGTTTTAACTGTAGCTATCTACACATTGACTCACCACGTAGCTTTGATGAACTTATGTACGTGCTTATGTGCGGTACAGGCGTAGGGTTCAGTGTGGAACGTAACTTCATCAACAAGCTACCTATAGTTGCTGAGTCATTCCATGAGACTGACAGTACGATTGTAGTGGCTGACAGCAAGATTGGTTGGGCTAGTGCATTCAGAGAGTTAATCGCTATGCTGTACGCAGGTAAGATACCTAAGTGGGATACACATAAAGTACGTCCTGCGGGTGCTAGACTCAAGACCTTTGGTGGTCGTGCATCAGGCGCACAGCCTCTTGAGGATTTATTTAATTTCTGTGTAGGTATATTCCAAAAGGCAAAGGAACGTAGACTTACCAGTATTGAGTGTCACGACATCTGCTGTAAGATTGCTGAGGTTGTAGTCGTAGGTGGTGTACGTAGGTCAGCATTGATTAGTCTATCTAACTTGTCAGACCCTCGTATGGCTAAGGCTAAGTCAGGTGACTGGTGGCGTAACGAAGGTCAACGTGCATTGGCTAACAACAGTGTATCATACACAGAGAAGCCAGACTTTGAATCCTTCCTGTCCGAGATGCAAACCATGTATGAATCTAAGGCAGGGGAACGAGGTATCTTTAGTCGTGTGGCGGCACAGAAGATAGCCGCTAAGAACGGACGGAGAGACCATGAGCAGGACTTTGGGACTAACCCTTGCTCTGAGATTATCCTACGCAGTAATCAGTTCTGTAACCTATCTGAGGTCGTTATACGTGCAGACGATGACCTCGTTAGTCTTAAGAAGAAAGTTGAAGTAGCTTCCATTATCGGAACTCTACAGGCTACCTTGACTGACTTCCGCTACCTACGCAATGTATGGAAAAGAAACACAGAAGAAGAAGCACTATTAGGTGTCAGTTTAACGGGTATATGTGACCACTATTTACTAGGTAAAGATTCACCAGACTTAGATAAGTGGCTAGGAGAGATGAAGGATGTTGCTATCAAAACTAATAAAGAATGGGCTGAGAAACTTGGCATTAATCAGTCTGCGGCTATTACTTGTGTTAAGCCAAGCGGTACTGTGTCTCAGCTTGTTGACTCTGCTAGTGGCATACATCCCCGTTTTTCTAAGCATTATATCCGTAGAGTACGTTCAGATAAGAAAGACCCGCTTGCTCAATACATGACAGCCGCAGGTTTCCCTGTAGAAGATGACGTAATGAGTAAGTCTTCACTGGTCTTTGGCTTCCCAATCAAGTCACCTGACAGCAGTACTACAGTAGCTCAGGTGGGTGCGATGGAACAGCTAAGAGTTTGGAAGAAATACCAAGACCACTGGTGTGAGCATAAACCAAGTATCACTGTTTACTATACAGATAATGAGTTCCTGCAAATAGCACAGTGGATATGGGAAAACTTTGATTCCGTTAGTGGTATTAGTTTGTTGCCTGTGAGTGACCATGTTTATCAGCAAGCTCCTTATGAGAACATAACCGTTGACAAGTATGAAGAGTTACTAGCGGCTATGCCAGTTGATATTAATTGGGAAGACTTAGAACACTTTGAGAAGGAGGATAATACTACAGGTTCACAGGAACTAGCGTGTGTCGGAGGCGCGTGTGAAATAGCATAGGTAAAACTAAGGGGGCGCAATGCCCCCTTTTGTTATTTCTCTGCTTCTTCTTCTTCTTGAACTTTCTCTACTACTTTTTCAGCACCACCGCCTAATAAATAATAGTAAGACCTACCCGCGATTGGAACTTTCTGAAGTGCTTTATTAAACGCCTCATAATCATTCTCTTGTTCAAACAATACATTGTTCATAGCCTCACCCATCGCATCTAGTATAGAAGGTGCGGCAGGAGTTAGTAGTTCCGTAACAAAAGTACCATATTGTCCTTGTGCTAAGTACTTCTCTCTACTATATTTACTAAGGAATAATATCTTAGCTAATGATTCATAGGTAACATCGTCTATGTCTCTAAGCGCGTCAGGGTCAAAACCAGAACGTAGGAAGTTTCTTGCATTTTCAATACTCCCATTAGCCATTCCTATCAGTAACGAATACTTGAGTGCTTCCTCAAAAGCACCTGTTACGTCACCTCTCTGCCCTCTCTTCACAATGTTTTGTCTAATAAGGTTTAACTGTTTAAGACCGAATGATTTAAGAGAGTACAGTATTCTTCCGTTAGTCATCTCCAAGTATAGCTGTGGCATCTCAGATAAAGCAATGGGCTGTACATCAGCTAGTTCATTCCACATCAACAGCTTAGTGTTGTCAGTGACACGCCCTGCCTGTAAGTCAGCAATTAAATCTGCTGTCTCATTCTCAAACACATCCCCATACTTCTTAGCAATAGCATCTGGATTTGCTCTAGCTAGTTTAGTATTCTTACGCCAAGATGCTTTAATAAAAGTATCCTTACCTAGTTTATCAATCTTCCTAAACCCAGAATAAGTCAAAGCAAAATCAAGAAACTTGGTCATACCATTAAGGTTCTGTAGTTCAGCAGATACTTGGTTGACCAAACCTAAATCATCAGCAGTTATCTTGGCTCGTTTGTTTCCTGTAGCTAGTGCTTTAGCTGTGTTCATTACACCATTCAAATATAACGAAGAACCAATATCACCTAGCTGAATCAACGCAGAGTCAAACTGACCCAGTAACGCGGCATACTGTAAGTCTCTAACACTAGCCATTGTCTTGCCCATAGCCTTATCAGCGGCTTCAAACCTAGCTTTAAGTAAAAGTCTTAGGTCATCCTGCTGTGCGTTGGTCAGGTCTTTACCACGTTTCTTCATGTCCAGAACGTGTTTACCTATGGTGTTGTTAATAGACTCGTCTAGTTCAATCTTACCTGCTTTGTTATACGCAACGGACTTACCGAAGAACTCGTGTTTAGCTATCTCTCGTTCAGCCTTGTTGATGTATAACTGTAAAGCCGTAGGTGTGTCGTGGTAATACTTCTGTAAGTGCTGAGGTATAGTACGGATTGTACGCGCAGACTCTAAGCGTTTCTTGCCTGAAGGAGGCGTTTTACGTGTAATAGACTTAGTAATTATGTCAGCCGCTATCTCATCATCTAGTTCAGACCAGTGTCCTAGTCCTCTTTTTTTAGCTTCTGTAGCAAGAGCCTCATCTATAACAGAGTTAGTTTTCTTACCAACAGCTTGACGTAAACCATCTAAGTCTTTAACGTAACGAGGCATATAGTTTGTTAGATAAGACATCTTAATACCTGCTTTGTTTGCTCTGGTATGAACGTCATCTAATAACTTATTTAAAGTCCGCATCTCATCTGCTAAGTTGGTTTCGTTTGCATTTTTAGATTTTTTAAACTTCAAATCACCAAAGTGTTTCTTAGCTATGTTACTTGCTTTAACGATTTGACCGTTGTTCAGTGCAAGTTCCATCTCATAGTACTTAGCCTTTAAAGCAGAGTCTTTAATCTTACCTGCCTGACCCATTAGGCTGTTAAATCCTTCGGCTTCTCTTAAGGTATTGGCTAATGCAACGCTTGTTCTCATGTCGTGGTTACGTACAGCACCTGCTAGTCTTTGGTCTACGTTACGCAGTACTTGAGATACTGGCGCACCTATGTAGTCCCAAGCCTTTCCTATCTTAGTTGTAGAAGCCGTGGGGTTGTCTAGGTTAGCCATAATTTTAGCGGCATTCTCTTTACTCAAGTACGAAGGTCTTTTGTCTTTACTAGCATACTTAAGAACATCTATTTTATTCTTAGCGTTAAGGCTTAAGTCTTTCTCTGCTAAAGCAACAGCTTGTTTATTTGTCACGCCCTTACCGCTAGACTGCTTAGTGTTAAACAGATGATAGGCTGTACGTTCTTGTAACTTATCTGCTATCTTGTCAGCAGTTGCTTGAGAACCTTTAGTTGCTTTTGTGTTATTTACTAAGTTAAGTACTTTCTTACCACCCTTCTCTACAGTCTTAAGAGGCGCACGTACTGCTGTCTTATACGCTAAACCCGCTGTCTGTACTGGAGCAAAGGCGGCAGAGAATAACGTACCGTAAGCAAACGACTTAGCTAGTTCGTCTGCATTTAACTCGTCTTGAATCATCTGTCTACTGCCTTCACTAGCTAGACCATACACCCCGCCCGCAAGTAACATAGGAACAGTACCGACACTACTGGCTACGACCGCAGGTATTAACAAGGGGTCAGCTATCTCAGACAAGATAGTAGCTGTGGCTTTCATTGTTTCATCTTCACCTGCTATATCTAAAACATCAGCAGTTATTTCATAGGCTTCTCTAGCCATCACTTCTTTATTCTTTAGCAGGATGTCTTCTCGTTGCTCAGGAGGTAGGTTTAGAAAATGTGCGCCACTCATGCCTATACCCTTCAAAGCATCGTCATAATAAACCTCAGCGGTCACTTGCTCTAAACGACCTGTCTCAGGGTTTCTCATCATCTTGACGCGAGAAGGGCTGTACGCCTCTGCTGTGGTTAATAGACGAGCCGCGTTGTTACTTGCTTTTTTTAACTGATAACCTAACTCTTTGGCGCGTGTTGTTTCTCCTACCCCTTCAACAGTTTTCTTTTCACCGAACTCACCGAATCCCATGTATCTGAAGAAGTCAGTAGAACTTTGTACTAGATTTTTTGTAAGCGCACCACCACCTGCCGCCATAGGATTAACGGATACAGGAGGGGCTTCAAGTCTTTCTTGTTCCTTTTGTTTCACATCTTCAGGAACTACATCTTCGTATTCTTTAACACCTTCAGGCGGTTTACTAGCCTCTGCTCTGTATTCACGTATAGCGTTAGCAAAGGCAAGAGCATCTTCAGTATTACCTGCGTCATCAGCTTTTATGAATGCTGACTCTAGCTGTTCAATAGTAATGTTAGACATTTAACTTACCTTTATTAATATTTATTTAATCTAGCTTTTAGGTCTTGTTTTTGTTTTTCTACTATTTCATCGGGAGTCATCATCCTTGACTCTCCTTTACCCCACTCAAACAAACCTGTTTCGGTCAGGTTATCAGTGTACATTTTTTGAATCGCTAGTTTTCTAGCCTCAGATAAATCTAAACTCGCGGGTGGTTTAATTAACTTATTTGTAACTTCAGCTACTTGAGTAGCCAACAAGTCTTGTGCCGCCTCTGTTTGATTATTCCAAGCATCGTTCCAATCAGTGCCTAAAAAACCAAAGGCTTCTCCTCCTTTAGCCTCTTCACCTGCTAAACTTAATGCTTTCTTAGCGGCTTTGATGTCAGTCCCTGTAGGTTTTTCTCCTTTAGTCGGTTTAACTTCAGGTCTCTTTCTACCTAAAACTTCAAGAGCCTTAGGCAAAGCACCTTGCACCTCATTAAGAACACCTTGAGCTAAAGCAGAATACTCTGAAGGTAAGGCTTCTGCAACTCTTGCTATTTGTTCCTTTCTTTTAGCCTCATCTGCTTGCATCTTCTGACCTGCCGCTGTAACCAACTGCTCTTGTATCGAAGGAGCACCACCAAGCATACCACGGACAGCACCAGTTAAACCTTTAGCTCTTCTTGCTCCAAACTCCATACGTTGTTGGGCAGGAGTAAGTGCAGTCATAGGGTCAAGACCTTGACTTGAAACACCTGTCAATAATCCCATTATATCTGTTTTAGCCATTAGTATATTCTCCTAGTTTATAGCTTCAAGCAAGGCAGAAATACCGCCTGTTGGTATTTGTGTTGAGCCTGTACCACTTTGTGCTGAATTAAATCCGCCTGTGCTACTTGAGCCACCACTGCCTAAACCAAAAAAGCTACCGATATAATCACCTGCGTCTTTAAGCCAATCTGGAGTAGGAGCATCGCCAAATCCAAGACCACTTAACAAACCACCAGAACTTAATCCTTCTATTTGAGATGGAGTCATACCTACGTATTGCGCTAGTAACTTTTCTTGTAGCGTAGGTTCTTTACCTAGTACTGCTTCCAACATTCCTTCTTGTTGTTGTAGCTGAAGAGCATTAGCTAACTCAGTGCCTTGTAAGTAAGACTCTACACCCGCTAGTCCTGTTTGACCTAGTAACTGAGTACCCGCTAGTTGTCCTGCTTGTGCTATACCTGCAACTGGAGTACCTATTCTAAGTGCTTCCAATGCTTGTTGCTGTGGAGTATAACCTGCACCTAGTAAACCACTAGCCGCTGTAAGTGCTTGTTGTTGCTCAGCCATCGCTTGCTGACGAGCCGATAGGTTTGCTCTAGCCATAGCCTCTTGTCTAGCAGTCTCTTGTGCTAACAACTCTGGCGAAGCACCACCGTATGCCGCTGACTGTAAACCTAAGCGTCCTTGAGATAACAAACGCTCTTCTAAGGCTAGACGTTGACGCTCTTCTTCAGGTCGTTGTACGGCTCTCATTTGCTCATACAGCGCACTTTGGGCTTCAGCGGGGGAGACACCTACTTGACCAAATAAACCTGTAGCTTGACCTATTAGTTGCTGTTGTAGAGCCTGTTGCTCTGGTGCTAAACCAATGTCAATACTACCTTCAGGAGTAGTAGCTGTAGTCCCTAGTCCTGTGGTCACAGTGAATGGTTTGAACTGAGCCTCTTGAGAAACACGTTCCCCTAGCTGTTCCAAAGCCTGTTGCCCTGCTAGACCTGCCTCCATAGCACCTTCTATATTTTCCTTGCCAAGAAAGTACTCAGCACCCCCTGTTAAAATGTTACCAAGTAAACCGTCAGCCATTATATTAATCTCCCCAATAATGCGTGTATATCTATTTTTTGAATTGAAAAAGTTGCGTCATTAATCTGTGCTTCGATACCGATAGTGACAACCTCACCGCTACCACTAGTATTAACCTTTGGTGTATTAATTAAGATGCTTGCTGAATACTCTGCATCTGTATTGTATTCACTTATACCAAACTGTGCTAGATTACTTTCACCGAATGTAAATGCTTGTTTAGAATAACCCGATGAATAGTCATAAGCCCAGTTCAATGTAGTTGCTGTATTCTCACCACCAACAATAGTTAAGTTAAACTTCTTTAAAAACTTAAGATTAGAAGTATTACCAAAGTCCAAAGGATTACTGAAGTAACGCATCTGATACTGTGTTGTACCGTCTTTGTTACCAATGTACTTAACTATCCCTGAGTTTTTCCCTATGTAAATAGTACCATCTTCCAACCTAGCCAAAGACAAAGGATTTAAGGATGACCAAGTGGTTGCTCTGTGTGAACCATCCTGTAGAGGTGCTCTCATGTCAAAGCAATACACTATGTTATTGTCAGGTAGTGTCAGCAAGTAGAATGCTTCCTCTGCACTGTACAACGACTTAATAGGATTAGTCTGTTGTGTAACTAAACTAAGTAAATCATTACGTACATTCTTGCTGATGTCACGCATAGGCATAGACTTTTCTTGTATAGTCCTACCAAAGCTACGTACACCTGAGTCAGATAAAAACAATAAGTCTGTACCCGTTTGCTGTACTGAATCCCTAGCGATACAACCAACGCCCTCTACAGTGTCCGCAAGGGTCATTGTGGCGGGACTAGAAGCTCCTGAGTACACTAGTATAGACTTTCTACCAAAGATGATTAGAAAGCCATTGTGAGCCGCTAGAGCCGTTATCTCATCGTGACCAGTAGGGAATACTGTAGTCACATCCAAAGAACCTGAAGTACCTCCCGTCCAATGGTGTCCGTTTAGTAAGTCAGACCAGTATACAGTGTGTTTGTTACCAGTCACATCAGCCGCCCATAAGCGACCATACGCGGCTAAAACTTCATTAGCCTGTGGCGGTACACCAGTGGCGTGACTGTGGTCTGAATGAGCCTCTAGTGTAGGAGAACCATCATGGTCTGTATAGATTAAAGGTTCATGTCCTCTTTGGTACAAATAAGCATGGTCATTTAAGTTAACTATCTTCCAGTTATTACCTGTAGGAGTATAACCCACAGGAGTAATATCAGTCAAAGTAGTAGTGCCAGAGAATATCTTATTGTTACCTGCTGACAATACATACTTACTACCACTTTGGTCTACGTACTCATAGACAGTTTCAATGCCACGACTAGTTCCTAATAGTGAAGGAGCATTGGTTGACACCTCATCGTAACCTTTCCTAGCGGCAATACGACCAGACTTATCAATAACACAGTTGTCTGCAATAGAGGCAAACGATGGGTCAAGCCCAATGGGAGAATCTTGAGTATTTAACCCAAAAAATCCAGGGGCGGCTACTGTAATATTCTGTAATTGTTGAGCCATTATACAACATTCCAAATAGTTTCTTCTGGGTGGTATGACGCATCTATTGCTATAGCGTCAGCTAGTGTTGTGTCCGCTAATGCAAACAGTTCAGCCGCACTTGTACCTCCAGTTTCCCCACGCTCCCTAGCACTCAGTGCAGTAGCTAATTGTATTACAGCTGACGGTGGTATTGCTAGTGTCTGTGCATCAGCAGTAAAGTCAGCAGTCCTTAGAACTACGTTAAAGTCAATAGAGTAAACACCATCAGGCTTAGGATACAAGTCAACCTTGTTGTCACCACTAGCGTCTACACCTTTAAATGTATAGTAAGTAGGTGTACCTTCAGGAGCAGTGTCTACTAAGTAAGCCTTGTCCATCGAGTTAGAACCACGGTAGGTCATAAAGGCATTGGACGTTTGGTTAATGACATTCAATACTTTAAAACGATTCTGTGAATCAGTCAGTGTATAGTTATAGGAACTGTCGGAAGTAGTCAATGTGATTGTAGACCTAAGTGCTGTCCAATCCCAAGAATCTTCTATAGTACGCTTTGCATCATTAACGTATTCACCGATAAGTTTTGAATAGGCATTCTCGTTTACAGTAGAGACTTCATTCTCTCTGAGTCTTCGCATTACATTGTTTACAAGTTGTAAGTAAGTCATTAGAGTGAATAACTCCTTCTTTTTATTAAATCATTTAATATGTCGTTACGTTGTAGCCCTTCACCGCCAAACAAATCTACAAACTGTTCTACGGGTGCTGTTGCTTGAGCGGCTTGCGTATACTCAGGCGATATACCTATCTCAGTTTTAAACTTAAATAGTTCTTTGTCAAACAAGTTCTCAACCTGTGTTGGTTGGGTTGCTACTGATGTAGGTGAAGCCATCATTCCTAAAGCACCGCCTATTCCTAAAGAACCTTTTACTAAGTTTTCCCAGTTGACCAAATCATCTATCTTGCTTCCTGTTGCCTTGAGTATGTCCTCTCCTTCAGACAAGACATCTGAACCTGCTTGCAGTGCAGGGTCAACTACTTTTTCACCTAGTACATCTAAGGCTTCATCAAGAGTGTCTATTACGGGCTCACCTAAGTCAGCTACAGTTTCTACTGCTTTCTTTGCTGTTTCCTTAATAGGGTCAATTACTATGTCTTCTACTATAGGAGCAACTTCCTCAACAGTCTTTATAGCGGGCTCAGTTACAGCTTGTATTGTTTCCTTTACGGGGTCTATAAAGATGTCCTCTACTACAGGAGCTTTCTCTTCTACAAACGCTATAACAGGCTCAACAAACTCTTCTACCTTTTCCTTTACAGGGTCTATAAAGATGTCTTCCACTACTGGAGCTTTCTCTTCTACAAACTCTATGACTGGCTCGGTAAGCTCTTGTACTTTATCTATTACAGGCTTGGCTACATCCTCTACTTTTTCTAATACAGGTTTAGCTAAGTCTACTATAGCATCACCAACCTTCTCTAGTATCTCAGGAGTATCGAAGTCTATATCAGGTAAGTCAATATCAACAGCATCCGCTACTGCCTTTATTCCTTCTTTACCAAACTCTTTTAGTAAAGCATCGGAAGCACTACCGCCTTTAATAAGTGTCTCCTGTACATCCATCATGTTCTCTGAAAACTTAACATCATCCATTCCGAACAAGTCAGCATCAACACCTAGAGTAGCAAATGTTTCCTCAAGGACTGGAGTAGTAATCTGACTCGCTACGTAGGACTTAACGATGTCCTCAAGGTCGCCACCTGATGCTACAGCACCTGCGGCTTTTATTATAGGATTGCCTGACAAAGCACCTAGAATAGTCAAAGGCTTACCTAAACCCTCTGGGTCTGGTCGTGTAAATACTTGAGTGTATGAACCTATTTCTGCATCAGGAGAAGACTGATACCGTTGCATTCTTTTGAGGCTTGAATCCCAATCAATGTGTGCACCAGTACCTGTGTTTAAATAAATACCTTCACCACGAAAAGAGTCAGGTCTTTTAAAACCCTCTAGGTCTTCATACTTCTGGACTAATGGAATACCTGCGTCATCCAAAAAGTCCTTCATTACATCGGACTGTGCTTCTACAGCTTGACGTAACGGGTTGTCTTCATCTATCCAGTATTGTTTTTTTGTATATCGTCCCCCTGCAAGTGGAGGAGGTTTAATAAGCATCTTGTGCGTTTCTTCACTGGAAAAATCTAAAGGACCTGCTTTAATCCTATCTTGATATTCTTTGTACTCGTCATAGCCTTTAGGTAACTGACGTACATCTTTATATATTGGTCTACCTTTCCCTTCGTTTACATCCTCTCTTTTATAAACAGGGTTAGCTATTAAGTTGTAATCTTCACGTGTCCAATCTTTACTAATGTCGTTAGCTTTATCATACCAATACTGTAAGTATGTTTCATCAGCCGCTTTCTTAGCTTCAGCAAAAGTCGTGGGTTTACCTGCATCATACGACTCTCTATACTCAGGTGTCAAGTCTGCTATTCTTTCTTGTTCTTGTTGTACAGCAAGCATACCCTCACGTTTTTTATCTTGCTCTATTCTCCGTGTTACTCTGTCTATAGATTGTTGTAACTGAAAAGGATTTAACTCTTTTTCAATACTAGCTTTTGCTCTAGCTTGTGCTTCAGCACCACCAACAAAACTATCTGGATTGACAAATAAAGATTCAACCAAAGCATCTTGTTTAGCTTGATTAGCGTAAAACTGTTGTTGTTTTTCTGCTTCAGTTAGAGCCATTATTTATTCCTCTCTACGCCTTTGGTTTTTTCTACAGTTCTCATAGCACCTAAACCAAGCATACCCATAAGTACTGGCATCATTGTAGCCATATCTAGAACAGGGATTTCAATGGTAGAATCGGCAAGAGCAAGCGCAAAATTTGCCATCGGGATAAGAATGTACTGACTCGCAAGTCCAATACAACAAGTCCAACCAACAGCAGGTCTCCAACCCGACACAAAGAGGCTTCTATGTGACGCTTCTGTCTTATTAACTTCAAGTTGCGCTTTCGCAAGTTCCTGCGCGTGCTTCTCAGCCATTGTCGAAAGTTCAAACGCGATAGCATTCTTCTTGTCTTTATCCTCTATGAATTTGTCAAGTAGTCCCGTTACTGGTCCGATTAGCTGTTGTAACATGATTAGTTACCTTTTGTGTACAATCTTCTGTACTGTATCAGATTCATAAATACGAATACCTAACCAAATAATAGTAAAGATACTAGCCACTGGCGGCAACCAAGCGGCTACTGACATAATGCCAGTGGATGCCGCGGCTAGGTCTAGTACTTGTTTAGATTCATGTGTCATGACAATATCCTTTACCAAGGTGTACCCACAGTTACAGACGGAGTAGCTTGTTCTGCTAGGTCAGCGTCTAGTGATGCTTCAAGAGCTTCAGTGTCTAATGACTCTTGTACCCAAGCGATTACGTCTGCTTCGGTTAAGCTGTCATAAGCTGTGTAACCTTCTGCATCTGCATCAGGGGTAAAGCCTACAGTGCCGTATGAAGTAGCTGTGTAGTCGCCTGAAGTCTTTGCTACCTGCCAGTGTGCAACAATAACGCCACCGTCTGTGTTGCTTTCTAAAGTTGAGATTGTAAAGTTCATTTAGTTATTCTCCAGTGAGAGTTAAATTGCTGAAATAATGAATGCTAGTAGCTCAGAGTAGCGTACACCCATACGACTACGCTCTTCACCAGTTTCTTCATCTGTCCAAGTTGTGTTAATAAACATTGCATAATCATCTGCGTCTAAACCTTCGGCAGTGAATGCGTCCTGTAAGTCCTGAGCTATGATACCAAAGTGTATTCTAGCTTCATCACTTTTTTCTTCTACAGCAGACTTCCAACGGAACTTGCGTAGTAAACCTTTACAAGCTACAGCTACACGTTGTTCTGCATCAGAAAGTACTTCTATGTCTTGCTTTTCGTTACGGTCTGATGTTTGAATAGTGCCGTTAGTAGCATACACATCATCAAACCTTGAAGTAGCCTTACCTAAGTCAATTGAATTATCAAGAATAGCTCCTGAACCATTACAAGGTATAACAGCACCTGAACCCTGTATGTTTTCAATTCGTAAGCCTTTAGCGTCTGTAGCCATGTAAACAGAGAAACCGTTGCCTACGTCTGCTGTACCGATACTGCCTACGTTTGTGCCGTCTTTACGGAAGTCTATCAGCTTCCCATCGTTAGTAAGTCTATTAATAAATACTGGAGTATCACCTGAGCGTGTTGAACTTATTTGTCCATCTGCTCTTAACTCTGCCCCTGCTGTGGCTACGGACGCACCAGTCTTACCCACCAACAGGTTGCCTGATGAGTCTATGCGAGCGCGTTCTGCATTATTAGTGTAAATACCCATATGGTCTGTGTTGTGTTCATACTGAACTCGACCTGAGTTTACATCATCAGGGTCTCCAAAATGAATACCAGTGATACCTGTAGAGGATGTGCTAGAGATTTGTACTTTTGCACTGCTTGCGCCAGTAACGTGCAGTAATTCAGCAGGACTAGCAGTGCCTATACCTACTTTGCCTGATGAGTCTATGCGAGCGCGTTCTGAGCCGCCAGTTTCAAAAATAGTTGAACCGCTTTCTCTGTTTGTTAGATAAAACTCGCCTGATGTGTTTAAAGTTAAATCAACGCCATCTAAATTACCTGAACCAAGCGTACTGTTTGTGATTTTAAGCGCACCGTTACCGCTTCCATGTATTTGTAAGTTTCTCTGTGGACTAGTAGTACCAATACCTACGTTGCCAGATGAGTCTATGCGCATGCGTTCTGAGCCGCCAGCCCTCAAGTAAAGGTTGTCACCAATAGAACCTATTTGTACTTTATAGTCTGCTGTAGTTGCCGCATCTTGAAACTCTATGCCGCCAGTAGTTGTTCCTGAACCACCAATGACTCTCACTGGCAAAGTGTCTCCAGAACCACCTTGAATTGTTAGCTTTCTGCTAGGCGAATTAGTACCTATACCCACATTCCCTGATGATATATGATTAGCTGTACCGTCAGTGTAGAATGCAATCTTCTCAACGCCACCGTCATACATATGAAATCTACCACCGTCAGTAGATTTTTCACCAATCGCAACTATTGTGTTTGTGTTGCTATTACCCTGCAATAATAAGCCAGAGGTTGAGCCGCTAGTTGAGTTAGATTTGACTGTTAAAGGCGCACTAGGACTACTAGTACCAATACCCACATTCCCTGATGAGTCTATGCGCATGCGTTCTGCGGCAGAGCCGCTACTACCCGATGAAGTTAAGAAGGTTAAAGCAGGGCTTGTACCATAAGTTCCTTCAGCAACAGCTTGTATTGCCGCGTTTCTGGTAGTTGCTTCTGCCGCTCTCAGGTTAAATCTAATTTCAGCGGCATGTCCTGCTACAGGAGCGTCTACCGTATTGTGCAAATACAATGTTGGACCTACACCACCCGACTGAGATTTTGCAATTTCTGTACTGTACTGAGGCGAACTAGTACCAATACCCACATTCCCTAATGAGTCTATGCGCATACGTTCTGTTGAAGCCGTTGAAAACCCTAAGTTACTGCCAGAGTCATAAACTATACGACCACCATCAGGGTCAGAAGCATCGCCTAAGTCTAAGAAAGCTCCGTTGCCATCAGCAGATGTAATCCTTGCTATGGTGTCGCCTGAAGATGAAACGTGAAGGTTAGAACTAGGACTAGCAGTACCAATACCAACATTCCCTGATGAGTCTATGCGCATACGTTCTGTGCTGTTGGTTTCATCGTAAAACTGAAATGCACCGTTACCACCAATTAAGGTAAAGTCTGGATTACTATCTGTATCTACAAACTCAATCTTTGGGTAAGTACCTTGTACTCTTATATTGCCGTTTACATCTAGTTTTTGAGCAGGACTATTAGTACCAATACCCAATCTCTCAGCAGACGCATCCCAGAAGAACTTAGGCGTTGTGCCTGTGTCCTCGTAGAAGCTGATGTCGTTACTGTCTCTGCCTATAGAGATAGCGGTGTTTTTAGTTCCGTTAGTTTGACCACCAATGCTGACCACTGTATTCGCATCGTCATAGCTAAAGTGTGCGCCATAAGCAGTTGCGGTTGGGTCACGTACAACTAAACCTGCGTTTGAATTAGCGGCTCCTGTTAGTTCTACATTGCCTGAACTAGACAAATCAACTTCAAGTCCATCTGAAGATACTTTGCCAGTAACGTCTACGCCTGTGGAGGTTGTGGCTAACTTGCTACTATTATCATGATATAAAGTTACAGCACCATCTTCATCAAGTTTAATTGAAGACTCTGGAGTTCCTGCACCGTTGTCATTTTTAATTTGAAAATCACCACCAGAACGATAAAACCCTGTTATATTCCCTGAGTTATATGCTACTTGCAATTGTGGTTGCGTAGTGCTTTGAATATAAGCAGTACCTTCTAAAGAAAGTCCATCTGCTCCTACTGTACCAGTAACGTCTATGCCTGTGGATGTTGTGGCTAGTTTAGTTGCGTTGTCATATTTTAGTCTTGCCTGTCCGTCTTGAATAAACTGCGCGCTAATCTCAGTTCCCGATGCGTTCATAATTCGAACATCGTCTCCGAGTATTCGTATTTGCCCAGTGCCAGCATCTTGGATAAAGCTATTAGAACCATCATGATAAATCTGTAGGTCAGAACCTAGACCGAAGATAGCCTTGTCGTTGTCTCCAAAGCTAATGTCAGCACCACCAGTAGTATTACCGATAGCCAAAGTCTGTGCTAATGTCTCACCACCACCCGCTGTACTAGAGACAGTAAAGTTAGGGTATGTACCTGAAATAGTAGTACCACCTGCACCCGTAAGGGCTACAGTCTGGTCAGGGGCTGTGTTAGCAATCTCACCACCTGCGGAAAGACTAATGCCTGTACCTGCGCTTAAAGCGGCTACTACATTGGCAGTGTCCGTTACGTCTGCACTTGCTTCAATACCGTTTAGCTTGCTGTGGTCAGCGTCTGTAAATACATTTGAATCTGTAGCACTCTCAACTAATGTTCTAATCTCTGCCGCTGTTTGGTCAGCAGTAGCACCTGATTCAATACCGTCTAGTTTAGAACCGTCAGTCGCAACGTCACGACCATCAATAGTACCGTCAGTAGTTAAGTTACCAGAGATTACAGGAGTAGTAAGAGTTTTGTTTGTAAGGGTCTGTGTACCTGTTAGAGTAGCTACTGTGCTATCAATGTTTAAGGTCACAGCGTTACCTGTAGCACTAGAGTCTAAACCTGTGCCACCTGTAACAGTAAGTGTTTCTGAGTCTAAATCAATTGCTATCGTGCCTGAGTCAGTAGTAACGTCCAAGTCCTGTGCGGTTACTTGGGAATCTACATAGGCTTTAATGGATTGTTGAGTAGCAAGTTTAGTGGCACTGTTTGATGCCATATCGTCTTCGTCTTTAATACCAGTAACGGTTGCACCATCACCTGCGATATTAAGACTTGTGTTTGCTGTTAGAGTTGTACTTGTAACAGGGGCGGCTGTCGCACCACCAATAGTAGTTCCGTCAATAGCACCACCATTAATATCCGCTGTAGGGATAGTTACAGTGCCAGTGAATACAGGGCTTTCTAGGTTTGACTTGGTAGCTACCGCAGTTGCGATGTTATCAAACTCTGTGTTGATTTCAGCCCCTTTAACTATTTTATTGGGGTCGCCAGACGGTAAGGAATCTTTAGTAGAAAAGTTCGTTGTTTTAGTATAATTAGACATTAAGACACCTGTTTAATTCTGGGAATAAATAATGAAAAAGAAGGCAAAGAAAAAGGAAAGGGACTCCCTATTGGAAGCCCCTTAGTTTTACTACTAGCCGTTTACAGCGATGTTGAATGCCGCGTCTGGACGTAGAACAGCAGTGCCGTACAGAGTGTCAGCAGTGTAAAGAGTAGCAAGGAAGTCCTGCTTGTACTGAGTCTGTGAACGAACACCCATTTGCTCTGCAAGAACCATTGCGTCTTTGTGGAACAACATAGCTTGTTTAACGTCACCACCTGCGCTGTTAGCCGCGGCAGTTTCGATGATTGGGCAGTTAGAAGAAACAAAGATGTCAATACCGTACAAGTTACCGATTTGACCATTGTTTACAACTTTACCATCTACGAAGTCGCTAGAAGAGTAACGGTCGATACCCATGATAGCGTTACGTACTGATGGTGGTACTACTAGACAACGATTGTCCATTGGTACGTCAGCATCATCCATTTTTTGGATAAGCTCACGGAAACCTGCATCGTTGAATACGTCACCTGCCGCTACAGAGTCTACAGCATAAGCCTCAACACCAGTACCGCCAGAGAAGTTGTAAGTACCAGTACCAACGTAATCACCACCGTTGTCACCGAAAGACTTGCCTAGTTCAAACAAGCTAGTGTCTACTTGTTTAGCTAGAGCGTAACCTGCGTCACCTGTGTAGAACTGACGAAGTGAAGACAATGCTTGAGTCTCAGTGATGTCTTCGATAAGACGTGAGTACTCGAAGTGCTTGTCTAAAGCGATTTGTACTTCGCCTTCGTTAGCGTTCTGTACAGTAACAGCTGTACCTTCTGCTTTAGCGTGAGCATCGCCACGAACAGGCTTAGGAATGTGAAGAGTATCACCTTTCTTGCCAGTCATAGATAGCTTCTTAACTAAGTTAGCTAGTACTAGGTTAGATTGATAAGCGGCAACAACTTCGTCACTCCAGATTTCTGGGATGAAAGTAGCCGCGCTAGTGTTGTCTACGAAACCGCCATTTGCGGGATAAGTTGAATCAGTCATTTTAAATTCTCCAAAATAATATTAGTTTCGTACCCTCCCTTCTGAATACGCTTGCATAATCTCATTTGATAATGCTTGGTATCTATCTGGGTCAGTACGCATTAGTTTAATAATGTCTGCGCGTCTATAAACCTTTTTAGCTGACTGTTCACCACTACCTCTGGCACTGCCTGTGGATGCGGATTTAACAGCACGTTTCCTTTCGTTCTTCTCGTTGACAGCAGTTTGTTTGACAACCTCTTGACGTTCCTTCCATAAAGAGAAAAGTTCATCAGCGGCTTCATAATCATACTGTGTGTCAGCCTGAGCGAATAGCTGTTGACGTATCTTTGAATCCTTAATCCAGTTTACAAACTTCTCATTCTGCAAAATCTCCTGCATATCAGGGTGTTTACCTTGCAGTTTGTTCAGTGCTGTAGACTGACGATACTGGTTGCTGATTTGTTCAGCTTCCTTAATCTTAGGATGATTGTCAATAGCTCTAGCGACTGCCTTGTCGGGGTCACTAAAAAAGTCTACTTCTTCGTCAGAAGATTGTGTTACTTGTGTTTCTTGGGCGGAGAGTTGTGTCTGTATGTAGTCATCAACAACCTTTCTCAGTTCACCTACTTCAGAGCTTTGCTTACCTAAGAGTTTCTCAGCTTCTTGGTGCATCCTTACAATATCTGCTGTGGACTTTCCTTGATACTTCTCAGGTACTTCTGCTTCGGTTTGTTCAAGAGTTCCCTCTTGTTCTGCTTGAGGCTCTTGCTCTACTTCTTGGTTATCAATGTCTTTCTCTTCTACGTCCTGCTCTAGACGCTCTTCTATTAGTCTTGCCATCATTAAACTCCGTGATTTAATCATTATGGAGGTGTATTAAAATGTAAGGGTTCTGATGTACGAGTTATCCTTACGGTTAAAAGTTACGCCATGTTTCCGTTCATGTTTGATTTGTGACTCTCTTTGTTTAGACCATCTACGAACTTCCTTCCAAGAGTTCTTCTCACGATTTACTTTAACAGGTGTAACGATTTTTCTAGCTTTAAGTTGACAATCAGGACAGTCTATCTCATTAGTTTCTGAATCTACAAACTTTTCGTTAGTATGTCCGTTGTCACAGCGGAAGTCAAACATTGCTCTCACGAGTCTAGTTCTACTTCTGGTTCTTCATTTTGCTGTTGTTTAGCTGTTTCTATCTGTGCTTCAAGATTCAGCATATTAGCCATGACTGCAAGTTGTCCCTTACGATAGTAAAGGTCTTTGTCGTCTTGACAGGCTTCTACTGAGTTGACGTTCAATGCACTTCCTCTTAGGTCTTCCGTTAAGTTTTTCCAACCATCTGAACGGAACATTTCCTCAAAGGAACGATAGTACTTCTCAAGTTCTATATCTGTCATAAACTGTTTCTCCTTAATGGACAGCTTTAATTATTAATTTATATAATATACTTAATGTATACTATAGGAATATTATACCATATTTGGTCACAAAAGTCAAGAACTATTTTCTATGTCTTGCTGTTTTCTTTGCAATCTTTTTAGGTTGTTTACTAAATTGTTTACCTGCTTTGGTGTCAGCACGTTTCTTACGTGACGTAGCGGCATATTCCTTTTTACTTAAAGCCTGACGAGCCTTCTTAGGTAGATAGCGTTCACCTGTAGCTTTCTTACCCTGAGTGCTTGGTTTACCAGACTTAGTACCCCACTCTTCCTTAGTCCACTTCTTGAGGCTTTTCTGTGACTTCTTTAGTGGCATTACCTGTATCCTCCACCTTTAGCTTTGTACTCTTTGGCGAGCATTTGTGCTTTCCTAGCAGACCACTGTCCTGCCTTACCACCCTTAGAACCCGCCTTAATCTTATTAAACAAGTTCTTACGCATAGTAGGCTTGGTGTAGTTACCCGCCTTGTTTACTGTGGATTTCTTTTTAGCCGTAGGCATACTAGTAACCTTTTTTCTTAACTACTTTCTTACCAGTCTTCTTAGCGGCTTTCTTAGCGGCAGTCTTACCTGCTTTAGTGTATGGGTATTTCTTTTTTCCTACCATTGGCATAACAATTACCTCTCTACCATTTTGATTTATTTGCCCAATAAGCCGCAGACATTTTGCCTTTGGCTATGTTCTTGGCGTGTCTTGCTTTAAAAGATTTACGTCTTGCTTTCTCAGATGCAGTCTTAGGATTCTTACCTGCACCTGAAACTCCCTGTTGTCCATAGCGTATGGTCTTAATCTTGTCACCTTCCTTTGCCACAACTACGTGAGACTTGGTTGGGTGATTAGGTGTACGCTTTGGTTTGTTGTATCCAGAAACTCCTGCTCTAGCTAGTCTTGGGTCTTTTTTTGCGGGCATTAGGCTTCTCCTTGAGGGATTCCTTGAGGTCTTGGACCTTGACTTCCAATTCCGCCAGTCTCTTCAGAGTTTCTGAGAAGGCTTGGTTGACTTGCTCCATTGCTTCGTTGAATTGACGCTGTGTTATCATTTTGTTTGCCTTGTTCTTTAACAGCTACTTCACGTTCTTTTAGTAACTGCTCTGATATTTTAAGACGCTTCTGAAACTCTTTGTCATCAGCATCTCCTGCTTTAAGATTAGCCGTAACTGCTTTAATACGGTCAATCTCAAGTTCCTGTGGTACAGCCTGAGCCTCTGTAGTAAGTTTCTGCGCTCTAGCTTGTGATTCAATAGCCTGACCTTGTAGTGCCGCAGTCTGTGACTTCTGGAACTCAATCTGTGCTTGTTGAGCCGCCATAGCCATTTGCTGTGCTTCTGGGTTAGGCTGATTAGCTTGTTGTAGAGCCGCTACTAGTTCCTCACGGTTAGCCAAGTTCATGTTATCAACGATTGACATAATCAACTGTGAGTACATTGGGCTGTCTGGCTTCATAGTCTGTAGTAACTGTACAAGCTGTGTAACCTCATACTCACGGGCAATGATACCTAGACTGCTAGAAGTATGGAACTTGTAGTCCGCAACAGGATAACGCTCAGGGTTAAACTGCATATAACGGTGTGCGGCTTTAGTTACGAATGGAATAAGGAATGATTCTTGGAAGTTAATTAGGGTACGCTTGTGACGCTTAATGATAGCACCGAGGCTCATAGAGATACCTGCGGCAGTAGCATCACCGTTGATTGAACCAGAGATACCCGCAGAGTCAATAGCACCTGTAGCTGTCTGTACCATCTTCTGTAGTTCATTAGCTTGTGCAAACGTAACCTGACTAACATTACCAAAGTTAAGAGGCTGTAGTACTTCTCTAGGTGAACCATTGGTTAGGATAGTCTTACCTGCACGTACTTCTGGTCTAGCACCTCTAGGCATACGTGTAGCGTCCATAGCCATCATTGGGTGTATGGTCAATGCAAGAGCATCAATTCTAGGCTCGTATTTCAGCGTCTAACGCCTTTTGTGAGTTATACCCTTTCTCACATACCCCTCTGCCCCAGAAACGGCTAGGAACGACATCCCACGGGAATGTAACGACAGGTCTGTCACCCATCATGTATGGATTAGCTTCAGCCTTTAGTAGAGTACCGTCATTAGCAATAACAACGATAGCTTCTACGTAGTATGAATCATCCTCTTCATTAGCGACTAGTTCTTCTACTTCTTCTGATTCTTCTTCTTCTGCTTGTGCCGCTTTTAATAAATGACGAGGTACTAATCCGTAGTATTTAGTCAAGCGTACTTTATCATCTTCATACACTGCTAAATCTTTATCTGGCTCAATGTCAAAGTCAGGAGCGGCTAGACCGACAACAACGTCACGGTAGACACCCTGCTCTTGTAACTGCTCCACTAGGTGCGTAGGTACAAACTCATCTACTGCACAGCCTAGTGCTTCCTCTACTGATGTAGCTAGTGGGTCGATAAGGAAGTTCTGTGGCATTACTGGTCGTAGTTTAACACAGGTCTTGTCTACGATGTTTACACCCACTGCCGTTAAGTCTCCACCCATTACAGGTTGAGTAGCAGGTTGAAACTCTTTCTCTTCCTCTAGGACTACCTCAGCAATACCTGTACCAAATACAGCCGCATTGATAAGGCACTCAGCTACGCTCTTACGTACTTTATTCTTTTTGAAGTCTTTGTATAGAGTTTCACGTAGAAGGGCTATATCACGCTTCTCGTTGTCCGCTACGTCATCCTCAATGTCAAACCACTTACCACGACCAAAGGTTGCTTCCTCTAGTTCCGCAACGGATGACTCAACTGCTTGTTGTAGAGCAGGGGAGATAATCTTGGAGCGTTCGGACTGTCTAGTCTTGTCCTCTGCCGCCCACTGTCCACGCCAAAGGCGGTAGTACTCATCAAACTTATCTGCGTAGTTGGATTCAAAGTGATTACGCCAACCTTGACATTTATCAACGACCCATCCTTCAAGGTCCTTGTTCCAACGTAAACTCTTCTCTATCTTCTAGTAACATATTAGTACCCTGTGTATGCGTCTAAAAATTCAAATTCTTCCTCTACATAATCTGATGTGTAGGCTATGTTAGCCAGTTGGTCTATGTACGCCAACGAATCAATCAAGTCATCATGTACAAGCTGATTAGGGAATTGGAATAACTCATCTAAGAATGTAGCGTTCCATTCACCTTTGTTAAGTGTTATCTTACCGTGTTCAAACCTACCTTGTAAAGCCCAGACAACCCTGTCCGTTTTCTTTTTGTTACCGTGTGTAACTTCATCTATTCTAAAGAACCTATTGTTGGACTTCATTAAGTCTGAGATGTACGGAAGTACAGCGTTCTTTAACGCCCCTTTCTCAATCCCGACAGCCACTGGACGATAGTCTCGTACAGCTTCAAAGATTTTTCTCGCAGTGGCTTCCACACCCCATCTACCATAAATGATGTCAGCGACCCACCAACCTTCTTCATTCGCTTTAACAACCGAGATGGCAGTTTGGTCAAGGCGTTTAGTCTTTGTCGTAGCTTTAGCCACATCAGCAAATCCTGCCAAGTCGACTGCAATATAGTAGCTACCTGCTTGAGGTTCTTCCTCACTAAATTTAACGTACTCTTCTTTGAATAACTCACTACCCTGCGCCTCAAATGATGCCATAAACTCCTGTCGGAAACTAAATGCGGACATAGAGTTCTTAGCCGCTTCAATCTCTTCAGGGTCTAGCAGTGGATTATCGTAGCTTGTAAAGTGATAACCTGCAAATGTTTTATCTTCACCGACACAAGCATACGTGTATAAATCATAAAAGTGATTACGTCCCATTGGCGTACCAATGAACAACGCATCACCCTTTTGGTCAGCCAGTGCAGGTCTAAGGATTTGTTCCCAGACCTCTGGCTTCATATCAGCGTACTCATCCATAACTAGGAACTTAAGACTGACACCACGCATGGTTTCTGGTCTATCTGCACCTTTGAGTGCTATGGTTGCACCGTTGACTAACTTTATCTGTAAATTATTAACATGACTAGAGGAGATTACAGGATGACCAATCTCTAGTAGGACTTGCCACATAATGTCCCTAGCCTGACCCTGAGTAGGGGCTACATAAAACACATGACCCTTCTCAGTTTGTAAAGCCCTGATGATTAACATCCAAGCGGCTAACCTAGATTTACCTGTACGTCTACCTGCGGCTATGACCTTGAATCTAGTCTCATCTTCAAATACAGTTTGTTGCCACGGGAGTAACGAAACATTAAGTTCAGTCACTTAGTAAGTCCACATTACAAAAGGGGTTGTATCGTCAGGATTGCGGATGTCAACATGGACAAAACTACGAGCAACTCCAATTCCCGTGAAACCCAACTTGATAGCCTCCTCAACGATTTTGAAACGCTGTAGACCGTTGTTGACTTTAATATCCGCGGCAATGCCTTGTGCATGAGTTCCTGCTTTAGTTTTCTTGGCTTCAATAGGGTGTTCTGAATCTCTGTATCCTGACGTAATAATGAATGGGAAACCACAAGCCTCTCTCAGCTCATCTAATCTTTCAATGAACTCAGGCTTAATTTCGTTGTTACCTGTGTACTGACAAGCGAACTCTTGTCTAGTGAAGTACTTAGCCATCTATAGTTTCCCCTTCTAAGATGTCATCTTCTTCTTCGTTGTTTGACACCACCGTGGTCTCTCCACCAACTCCAGTAATGTTTATCTGTATTGCTGACTTCCCTGCGCCTTTGACAACATCCTTTTCAAATGCACCTACAGGGACAATCCTATCAACAATTAGTTTCCAAGCGGCTGACTGATGCTTGTGGTCATCGTTAAGTGCCGCATCAAATATTGACTCCAACACTTTCCTTGACTTAGGTGAGGTCAACATCCTACTCTTGTACTCGTTGATTATAGCCGCATCACCTTTGGGTCTACCTCTGGATAAACCAGTTGACCCTCTTTTTCTTGACACCACATCTGATTTCCGTGGTCTGCCCCTCCTCTTTTTAGGAGTAGCAGTATTATTGTCCATAGGACTCTCCTTAAGTTATCTTAAGTATACTTAGGGACGCGTTTAGTATTTAACTTTAAAGAATAATCATTAAAGAATAATATCTAAGACTACTTAAGTATCCTTAAGGCTTTAAATTAATCTATACTATAAGTATATTATAGCATATTTAGAACTAAATGTCAAGTACTTTATTAGCTTATTTAGACCCGCGGACTAACTTTTTAGTTCCATAACTAATAGTAATACTTTTGTCCTTTTGTATTAATAGTTGTCATACTTAAGTACCCGTCACAATACTTAAGGAAAACAATAACTTAGAGGATAAACCTCGGTTAATTCTTTTCTTTTAATTTTGGCTTTTATTGTATACAGGTGGATACTACATAAGATTACACACGTACACGCGCCCCCCCGCCCCCGCGGAAATAGTGGGATTGACATTTGCAAGCCTCGGGAATCCATAGGCAAACAAGCGGGCAGGTACGCCTACGGGCAAGCGTGTGTATACGTGCGG